CAACATCATAGAGGAAATCAGCCAACGAGCGCGTAGCAGTCGTCGTATTTTGCAGGCCCAAATAAATTTGCTGATCGCCAGCAAAATTAGAGCCGCCTGAATAGGACAGTGCAACCGGATATGTCCAATATCCGAATGAGCCACCAGAACCCGCAGTGAAGGTTGGCGTACCCGTAATGACCCAACCTTGATAGTTGACGGCATCGTTGGCAATGCCAATGAAAATGGTATTGCCCTGACTGAGCGCAGCCAAGAAGCCATCTACATTTTCACCATCTGACATCACGCTATTGATGTTAATGGATGTCGCGCTTGTCTGGGTCAAATTGTTCCAAAGCAGATAGCCAGCACCGGGGTCGCCACTGACAGCCGAAACCTTTGCCTTGAAGTAGTTCAAATAGGTATTTGGACCATTCGTGCGCGCAGCACGGGCCGTCGAAGGACTTACAAGCGCGGTCAATGCGCCTGAACTAAAGGTCATGGCAGAGGAGCCTGCGAGCGCCCCGCCATTGTTGTATTGCACCTGAGTCGTGGAGCCACCGATAGCAGGGGTTGCGCCCGTCGCACCAGTTGGACCTGTAGGCCCCGTAGGACCAAATCCAGTAGGTCCAGTGGGGCCTGTTGGTCCCTTAGTTCCAGTTGCACCAGTCGGCCCAAAACCAGTTGGCCCGGTTGGACCCGCAACATTAGAAGCGGCTCCAGTAGGGCCAGTTGGGCCTGTTGGGCCATTTGCGCCAGTTGAGCCAGTTGGTCCTACAGAGCCAGTTGTACCAGTTGGGCCGGTCGGGCCAGTCGGACCTTTAGCACCTGTCGGGCCAGCAACCGTGGAAGCTGCGCCAGTAGCGCCAGTAGGCCCGGTTGGGCCAACAGGACCGGGAGCACCATTGATGTTCACCGTCCATGCCGTATAGGTTCCAGAACCCGTCACTGACGTTATGTTGATGGCAAGAGCGCCAGTGCCAGACGTATAACTGTTAATCGTGCCAATCATGTAATTGGACGAATCATAAGCAAAAATTAGCTGCATTCCCGGCGTATAAGCCAACCCCGTGCCAACGGTAGGGTTCTTTACACCCGTGGTCAGGCTCAAACTGCTAGTGCTAGTGGTATTGTAAATGCCGCCCGGAAGACCTGTAGGGCCTGTAGGCCCCGTAGGGCCATATCCGGTAGGGCCGGTGGGGCCGTTTATACCCGTAGGGCCTGTAGGGCCAGTGCCTGTCGGGCCTGTAGGGCCATTAGAGCCGGTTGGCCCCGCAACTGTAGAGGCGGCTCCGGTGGCTCCGGTAGGCCCCGTGGGGCCTGTAGCGCCCGCAGGGCCAGTGGGACCACTCACGCTCGTATTAATGGCGTTCTCAAGGACCGTAAAATTGGCATCCAATTCAGCCAGAGGGATAGGGCCGCTCTGATCGCCGAAAGTATAAGGAACGGTCACAGACGACATTTTATTCTCCTGTCCACTGAACGGGCGAGTCAGAATTATTGATCCAACTCACATTGTTCTCAGAGTTATTAAGCCACTGGATGCCACCAACCACGAACGGCCATAGGGGTCCAGTGCGAGGGATTTGATCGAAATTATAGGGAACGCTTGGATTGTTGATGACATAACCGCCACCAGCATAAATTCCATCAAACGACGAACCCTGCAATTCCAGTTGATGGTCGTTGACAACGGTAATCGTCCATATGCCATTGGCATTAGGAACGCCATTAACTTCACCGACCAAAACTTGCTGACCAGTGATGAAGCCAGAAGTCGTGGTAACTTTAATCTGGATCAACCCACTATTGCTTGTGACCCCAGCCACACGGCGGTAAGAAACAGCATCTGGATCGGTGCCGGGAAGCTGATTGGACCCATAATCTGCCTCGCCAGTCATCTGCGTGACGCGCTGGTTCAAGGTTGGGAGGTCGTCGAAGCTTGTAACACGGGAATCGCCGCCAATGATTGGCAAACCAGTTCTCGGGTCAATGTTGATTTGCACAGAACCAATGACCACGAGCGGGCCAAGAACAGCACTGGCATACGAAATCGTGTACGGATTTCCCGTAGTGCAGGCAGTAACAAGCGCCGTTTTGTTAAACCCTGCGGGCTCCATGCCAGAAACGATGATGGTGCTGCCAACCGCAATAGCGGGGAATGTGTCAGGCACGGCAAGCGTAAGAGTCGCCGTTGAACCGTTTCCTGAACCAGAAACAGGGACCAACGATGTGCCAGAAGTGAACCGCGTATTGGTTTCCGCCGTGACAAAATCCTGAACGCGAGCATTTATGATAGGCGTCGGGTCTGCCGGAACAACAATCGCTCGAAGTTGCTCTTGGGGCATGTCGTAGCATGTATTGCAAACCAGAACCTTAAGGTTCTGCATTGATGCGCCGCGCCAATCGTACTGCCAGCGCAGATCTACATGATTATAGCGAAATCCGCATCTATCACATATTGCATGTGCCTGCGGGTTTCTCGCGTTAGTTCTGGCTCTCCCGGCTTGTGAAGCGTAACCCATTACGCCCCCTTATCGGAAGTAGCCGGAAATGATGGGTGAAATGTACTGCTGTGCGGTTTCTACGTTCTGGGCGGCAGCAATGGCATACGCCTCATCAGCCATAGGCTTAAGCATCATCATTTTATCTGGAGCCCAGATTGTAGCAAGCCGCTGGGCCAATCCATAGGCGAATGCCTCCATCCAAAGATAGGGGATTTCAACCTGTTGGCCATTCTGCAAGTTTGCATCCTGCAACTGACGAACACGGTAATACTTCAACGAAGTCGTAGTTCCATCTGGCACGGGCCAAAGCGTCACTGTCGGGGATAGCAGCCTGTCGAACCAGTAAGTCGTGGGGAACCCCTGCTGCTCTTTGTTAGGATACGAAGCATACTCCGTACGACTAATCGGTAGAATAAGGCGATCAATGGGCTGACTCGATCCGTTGACAGTTTCGATGTAGGTGTCCAGCATCACGACTGTATTGGCGTCAACCGGATAGGTAGAAACACCCTTTACCAAAGGAGTCGTGATTAAATCGACGGCCCAGAGATTCACACCTTGATTGGCCCAGCGGGACAACAACATGTTTGCCGCCATGCGCGCCGATTGCATGTGTTCTTGCAGCACAGACGTATTACGCACCCCAATGAGATTGTACGAATAAAGCACAATCTCACCAAGCGCAGGGTTGAACGTATATGTGCCGCTTGTTGTCATGTTATGAGTCCAACGAGCCGTCATTCTTGATGAGAATGCCACCGATGTTCAAACTGACAACCGCAGCAGTGGCTGCACTTGAAGCAACTTGGAAGCGGAGGTCGGTTTTTTCGGCATAAGGGAACGGATAATGACGTTGTACTTCATAGGTAGTATTAAAAGGTGTCTGCACAATCATTTGCTGAACACCCGTGGAAGAATTTGTAATAGCCCGATACGTTGTATAGTTTGCGCTATTCCCGTTAAACGAGGAATATGCGCCGTAGCGAATGCCATAAAATGTGTATCCAGCAGGAACAGTAAAAACACCCATTTGGGTGCGGCCAACGCTAGACGTTGTTCCATTGAAAACACCAGTGGCGATCTGAGCGTAAACAGTGCCGCCGTTCGAAAGTGACACCACGCCAACCGGGTTGGTGGCGCTTCCCACCGCAATGAACATGGAGTTGATGCGGAAATACTGGTTGACTGTCGGGACGTTTGTGGTGCCGTTCAAGACCAGATTTTCAGTGATCTGATTGTAGTTGGCATCCAAACCAACAACTGTGACAGTAGCAGTGTCGCCAGCCGCAGTGCTAACAAGCTGCATAGTCAACGCTGATCCGGGGAACGCATATTCAGTGGTAGCCATGTTTTCCCAAACAGTGCGGAAAAGGTTGGCAGTGGCCGGAGTCGTCCCATACGCAATAATGTTTTGGGGTGAATGAAACGTGATCTGACCACGCGAAACCTGAAGCTCAAACGGCTCGTATCGACCAATGCGGGTGATAGATTGGTTTACAACACCAGTCATTTTTAACTCCTTTTGCCAGCCCGCGCAGCGGCGGCATTATCAACCAAGTTAGGATAGGGTCGCCCCGCCGCCCTTGCTCTCGCTTTAGCAGACTGCATCTGCTTGCGGTCAAGATGCTTCACTTTAGCATCTTTTGGAGCATCTTGCTCCCAGAAAGGTTTGTCCATATCAACAATCCCACTTCCGAAGCGCTTTATTGATGCGGCTATCAGGATCAGCCGCTTTTGCTGAACCCGTCAGTTTCCGTTTTAACCCGGTCATTCTAGCACAGAAGCTGTCTTTCCGGGAACCGCCTTCTGGCTGGGGACGCTTAATATCATGGCCTTCCGCCTTCAAAGAGGCCCGGCCTTTTGCATTAAGCCCACCAGACGGGGACTTTCCTTCCTTGCGTGTCCAAGCACCACTCATCGAAGTCTCCCATAAAAACGGGGGCGCACGGCCCCCGTTAGTCTCACGTTAGATCGGGGAGGGTGATCTTAGTAGTGAGAAGACTTGGCGCGCTGAGTGCCGGGGCCGCTGGCAGACGACATGACCTTGCCGCCGCTCATGCGGGGCTTGCGGCCCATATCAGCCTTAGCCTTGCCACCCATCATCTTGACGGTCTTACCGCCACGCTTGAAGCCTTCAGACTTGTTCTTGGCGTCAGCCGCAACCTGAGACTGACCACCAGCATAGAAATCGCCGCCAAGAGACTTGTCGGGATTCTTGCCGGACTGGAGCTTGCCTTTACCCTTCATACTAGCCTCCTATGGCTTAGGCGTTCGCCGCCTGGATATAACGAACAATCAAGGTGCCAGCGCCAGCGGGGGTGCTGGGAGCGCCAGACTTGACGTAGATCTGAACATCAGAGCTGCCAACATTGGCCCAAAGAGCCGTTTTGGTAGCATCCGTGCCCGGGCTAAGAGCGAGCCTGCCAACAGCATTAGCATTCGTCGCCGCAACCAGTTCTGTCGCGGTTGAAGAGGTGCCAACACTGAGGGTGTAGGTTGTGGTAGCGCTAGACCACGCAACGGTTACAAGCACATCGATAGCAACGATAGTGCTGTAGGCCGGGATAACAATGGTGGTAGCCGCCGCAGTGGCCGACTGCACGATGGCAACCGACTGAGCCATTTCGACAAAACCCACGTTCCTGATTGAACCAACAGTAGTGCCGGTCGTGTCAAGAACGTCGCCCGCCGTGATCGGGCCAGTGAATGTAGTGACGCCCATAAGAGCCTCCTGCACGAGTCAACCATCCGTCTGTGCAGCGTCCGCTAGGCCGGTCGGATGGTTTGAATGCCTAGATGGAAGGGCGGGATCTTTAACCCCGCCCTCATCAACTTACGAAGTGGGGAACGAACCCCAGATTGCGCGCCAGTTGTAGTAACCGAAGCTGTAACGTTCGTAACCCTTAACCAGAAGGTTATCGGTCACAAAATCGACCTGCATATCGGATTCAAACTTCACGCGCTCCATGTACGACAGACCGTCGATGTTGGTCAGCAAGAACCAAGCATACTGAGAGGTCAAGAAGTCGTTGACCATGTAGCCATCAGTGAGGCCACCAGCCGTAGACATCAGAGCATTGACATCATTGTCCGCAGTACCCGGACGGAGTTCCGTCTTGGTCAGGCGAACCGCAACAGGCTCAAGCTGCGGAGGAATGATCAGCTTGCGACCGCGAGCAAAAATCTTCAGACCAGCCTGGTCCTTGAAGTTCGTGCGGATGGCAATCATCGCATTCAACAGGGTCGATTCGTTCAGATCAACCGGGGTAGACGGAATGTTCGAAACCGTCGAGCCGTCAATCGGGTGGTCCGAAGCGCAGAGAGCCTTGCCGTCGCCGCCGATAGACGCATTGTACGTCGTGGCGGTGTTCAGCACGTTCGCGCCGTAGATTTCCTTCGTCTGATGGAAAGACTCAATCAGACCAAGATTTGAGGGCATGAACTGCGTCTTGTACAGGTTGTCATCAATCGCCTTGCGGGTGATGGCATAACCGAGAGCGATTTCGGTATGTTCCTGATTGTAGACGTAGCGCTCACCAGCGTTGTTATCAAAGGCAGTCTGACCGCCTTCGGTCTTAAGCTGGGCGAGACCCAAGAAACGCATTTCAGCGGTGCGCTCAAGCGCCATCTTGGAATCATGCTTGTTGAAGATCTTGTCGTACTGCGACGGGATCTGCTCATACTTGCCATCAACCCCACGGAGGCCGGGGAGGAGAAGGTCTTTAATCGCTGAAAGATTAACAGCCATTGGTCCTTACTCCTTAAATGCCCACGAGGGACTTGGTGGACACGTTGTTGAAACCAACAATGACGTAGTTATAGCCACTGGTGATATCGGTGCCGTTTGAACCCGGAGGCTGCGTGACCAGCGACAGGATACGGAAGGGCTGGGTGTTGTCCGTGCCAGCGGTGGACATATTCACCAAAGCGGCGGAAATGCCGTTAGCGGTGTTGCCCGAACCAATGGTGAAGCCAACGGTGTTGTTGATGTTCGTCTGCGTAGCGCCAGCAGAACTGGTCTGCGCGATGAACTTGGCGTTGGGATCGTTGACGATGTAGCCAATGATCGTGCCAGAAGCCGGGTCCGTACCACCGGGGTAGTAGTTCGACCACACGGTACGCTTCATGACGGTGGAGAGATACTGACAGCCAGCGAAGATGCCAGCGATCTGCGTATCAGAACTGCCGCCAGACGAAGACGCCTGAGTGATGTAGCCGGTGTTAGTAGGGGCGACGGGGTCGCCAAAGAAGATGTTCGTCGTATTGTAGGCAATGTCCACAGCGACCTGTTCATAGGTCGGCGCAGAGCCGGTGCCAGCATACTGACGGAAGCCAAACGGTGCGTTTGTATTCGCCATGGGGGGAAGCTCCTAGAGGAGCAATTTACAAGCTTCACGCCGGGGAAGCCGTAAATCAAGATAAAATGAACCGTCCACTCCGGGGGACAGAATAGGCTCTTTTGAGCTTGAAATGAAATTTACAATTATAAATTATAAATGTAAAGGGGGTCGCATTAAGCAACCCCCTAAATATTGGCATTTTAATCTTTAGGGACCGGAATTGGTGCGTATCCCTTAGAGATTTGGGGCCGTGTACTCGCATGATCACGGGTTAATGTGCCATCAGGGGCTGAGTTAAGTTGTTGTTCTTTAACGCGAACTTGATCTCTGGCCGCTTTCAGTTCCACAGCGCGCATTTCATCAGAAATTACCGCCGGGCGCTGCATCAAAATCATGCCTTTTCGCTCAATTGAAGGGTGAGCGCCGCTGCTAGGCATCATTTCGGGGTGGCGAGCGGTTGGAACATGGTCCCAACCCATTCGTGCAAGCTGAACTTGATAAGCGGGGTCTTCCAAGCCAAGCAGGGTTTTGCGTTTCCACTCGTATTCCCAGCCAGGAGGGGCTTGCGGGGTTCTAAATTCATCATTTCCCTCGTCCATTCCGCCCAAATGGCCACGAATTTCAGCAGCGCGACGAGCGGCGGCGGCTCTAGGATCTTCTTCACGCAAAGCTGGCCTCATGGAAGGACGCTCAATGCTAGGGGCTTCGCTGGTATGGTTTACGGGCTCCTCTGATGCAATTATGCTTGGAGGAATGGGCGATGTGCGGGGTGGACGACCGCGACGTTTTGCAGAATTTGTAGAAATATCAGACATTTAACTCTCCTTAGTTCATACGTTGCTTTTGAAGCTCACGCATTTTGTTTTCATGATACTCCAGAGGTGTAATGCCGCTGATTTTAGCTGCTTCAACCTCTGCGGGCGTCAACCGAATCACTCCCGGACGCTGGGGCGAATCAATTGGATTTCTGGAAACCGGTGCAGACGGCGGGGGAGAACGACGTTGCTTGGCAGATGAAGCATCAGACATAACACTGTCTACTTCTGGGATTGAACTGCGTTTATTGCTAATTCCCAGCCTGTTCTCGACAAACTGAAAATAGGCATCAGATTCTGGGGTGATACCAAAATCTACCGCATCTTCGTGTGCGCGAGCCATAACCCGAATAGCCCGCGAATCAGGCAAATGATCCCGATTCTGCTTTAACCACGCAGCCGAACGAGGTGTTACCTGATCAATCAACGTGTCTACAGTCAATTCTCGCGGTCCAGGAGCCTGCGGTTGAATGCGAGGCTGCTGCTTCATTTCTTCGAATCCACGCTCAAGTTGGCGCAAATTTGAAATATTAGAAGCCATCTGCTCTTGAAGATCAGCAGCTTTATCGTAATCTCCGATAGCCATTGCATCGCGCAAGTTGGCTTTCAGAATTTCTTGATCACGCTTAACCGACTCAATAGCGCCGCTCACAAGGTGAAGGTTACTATCAGTAACCTCATTGTGGGCCATGCGAGCATGTTCAGTTGCTTGCCGCGCAAGAGTTTCTGCTTCTATGCGGGCCTTGCGTTCTTTTTCAAGCTTTTTATTAAGCTTTTTCAACGCCTTATCGATATCCTGCTCAGGTTCTTTTTCATCCTGAACTTTTTCATGAACCGGCTCATCAACGATCTCAATGATTGGTTCATTGTCTTTAGGCAAATCTGCCTTAGAGACATCTTCTACTTTGAACTCAATTTGTTCGTCTGTATCAGACATTTAACCTCTCCTTTACCAAACACGATCAGGGTGATCGACGCGAGCCTTGATGTTTACGTCATCAATCATGCGGCACAGAACATTGTTGACGGTGATGCTCCAGCCATCTGAAGGCCGAAATACAATCCAATCACCTTCACTGATCTCAACATTGTCAAACCACTCACCAGAACTATCGCGAAAAGCCTGCGGGCCTTTCTTGATTACCAACCCAACTTTTGATTGGTATCTATCCTCATCAGTCGTTTGACTGGTAAGGATAATTCCGCTTTTGGTTTTCTGAGGGCGGATATAAACCGCCACCAGTATTTGATTGTTGAATACCTCAACAGTAGAAAGATCCCCCAATTCTTTCTTCAAACCTTCGGCGGGATCTGATTCGTGTTCCATGCGCATAAACGGCATACTTACCCCCTATTCTTTGCCATTAGCCATGGCGTCTGCGTCGTCGCATAGATCTAAAGCCATGCGCAGTCCTTCGACTCTACCTACTTGGTGTCGGTAGCCCGAAAAGTCAAAACCTTCGATTTGATAAGAACTTACGAGAGCTTCTTTAAGCCGCTCGATATTTTCATTGATGAGTTTTTTTAACTCATATTGGTAGTACGCTTGGTAAGTTGTCTTCATGGACCGCCCCCTGCGGTTCCCCCTTTTGGATGGGAGGGTGGAGACACGAAGGGGGGTCGCGTCTCCACCCAATTTGCAGCTAAAGAGCGCTCTGCTGCAAATCAGTAATTACCGGGCAATACCTTTACCCTGCGGGAAGCAATTTCGGATTTCTCCAACCGCCCCTCGCCAGATCCAGCACCAGCGTCCATGTCCTTGTAAGAACGATAGACCTTGCCGCCCAATTTATGAGCGCCACGCTTGGCAATCTCTGTCTTCTCCAAGCGGCCTTCCCCGGAGCCAGCACCAGCATCCATGTCTTTATACGACCGGTAAGTGCGGCCACCGGACTTGCGGGGCATAGGAGCGCCACCGGGAGGGCCGGGAGGACCAGCAGGGCCGGGCATGGGCATGGGCATCGGCATTGGCATGGGAACGCCACCGGGCGGCGGCGGTGAAACAGGAACCGGTACGCCGGGAGGAGGAGTTGGCCCACCCATAGGGTTAGGAGGCATGTCAGATGCGCCAGCAGGCTTGCCAGCGCCAATGACAATATTGATGTCAGTTTTGCCCTTGCCAGAACGGCCACCACGAGCATGGGGGCTGCGCCCACCGGGAACTACGCCGGGAACCTTGCCGGGATATCCGGGGCCAGAGAACACCTGACCGCCAGTAGCGCGGCCAGTGCGGGCAGACGGCTTCACCATTTTCTTGATGAGAGCCTTGTCAGCCGCAACATCCTCATGCTTGGCAGAACCACCACGCTTCAAGCCCGTTGCTTTAGACAAACGAGAAACGGCAGGCTGCGAAGAAATCAAATCAGATGGAACATTTGCCGTATTCTGGGCGCGCTTCATCATATCAGCAGCGCCAGCCAGTGAACCGCCGCCTTCCTTCTTTGCCCGGCCACCAGTCTTTAGACCGCCAATGTGCTTGATACCTTCACGCTCTTGGTTGGCATCTTTGACGTTGCGATTGATAAGACTGTTAGCAGTAAGCGCCTTTCCACCAGACTGGCGGGGTTTGCGGCCCATGTTGCAAGGGGCTTTGCCGCCCTGAACTTTGCCACCAGACTTAAATGCACGACGAGAAACAGGGCGCATCCCAGTCTTTACGTCAGCATTCAGCAATTCAGGCGGCGTCCAAGTGGACGAATCTACCTTTTCAAGGGGTCGGTCGGCAGTAAGGCTTTTAGCCTTTGCCTTCATGGCCGCACGGGCCTGTTTTGCCATATCTGACATGATAGCTCCTAGTACCAGGATTACGGGCGTCCCCGTTGGCTCTTCGCCTTTTTAGACGTTAGCACAAGTGCGCGATCTACAATAGATCCACCATCAGTTTTCTTGGGCCAAGTAATAACGGGGACATTTTTAATTCCAAGTTTTTTGGCAGCAGCAACATGATGCCTGCCATCTTGCCCACCTTCAGGGTAAATAGCTGCTGGATCTACTTTTTTGCCCGATTTAATTTGTTTTTTAAATTTTTTTATAGATTTTTTATCTTTTTTATTGCCATCAAACGGTTCAACTTTATTTAGAAACGCATCAGGTGACATGCGGGTAAGTTTGCCGCCTGTCTTCTGATAGTCAGCATTTTCGCTCCAATTAGATCTATCGTCTAATGGATATGTAAGGCCCTTGCGCATTAACGACGGCCAAGCATGTGAGCAATAATGTCCAATGCTTTGTGCAGCGCAGCATCCTTGTGGGGTTTTGCGGCACCGCCAGTGGCCATGCCAGAAGCATCGGGAGTTTCTTGCGCCGCTTTACTGGCACGGAAAAAATCGGCGGCACTTTCTGGATCACCCCAATTGATTTTTCCATCTTGACGAAGTTCACCACCTTTAGACTGGTAA